TAAATCAGCTTTACCTCTAAAAGGTAATCCAAAAATATAGTTTATGTTTGGAACTTCTGGCTCGCCATTTGATATAAGTTCATTTGCCCTACTATGTTTAAGGATGTGCATTTTTAAATCTTCTGCCCATAATTTTTCTTTTACAGTCATTACTTCTTTTTTACTTACCCTTTTGAGTTGCTTAAAGTCTGCACTTCTTCTAGTTGGCACATCTATAAAATCATAATAATCTTTCATCTTATCAGCTTCTAATATAGTAACGTGAAATAACCTACCGTCTCTTAGTGGTTTTATGTCAGGACTAAATTTATTATCTTCAAACAAATAGTCTTCTACACTTTCACATAATTTTTTACAAGAAGATGACGACAAAGTATTTACACCTAGATAACCATAATAAAAAACATTATCGTACATCTTTTCTATTATTTCTTTTACATTCCAAACAGACCCATCAAGCAGAGTTATAGTCTTCATATTAATTTTTTTGCTTTGTCCGTGTGAATATAAGCCACAACCTTATCTACTTTAGTTGTATTGTTAAATTGTGTGGTCGCTGGATTTTTACAATTCAGCTCCCACTCAGGCTCAGATAAAAATAAATTGTAACAGTATATTCCTTTTGGAGTGCTACATATATAAAGAGGAGTTTCATTAGCACCAAAACATTCTGACACTAAATGATCATACTTATTTTTTTCTATAAGTAAAGTTTCGTAATGTCTCTTTCTACATTTTAGTTCGATTCTATAACCCCAAATTTTTGAATAACAATCCCAATTTGAAAACTTATCTTTAGATTTTACTAAGTCAGGAAAATGATATAATCTCAAATAATTAAACAAGTCTGTTTCATTATGAATAGTTTTCATACAATATTTTTAGTGGATTATATATGTTTGATACAAAACAAGAACTACAACCAGTTGGTCTTTGCTTTGCATTAAAAACTCTATTATAAATGTTTATCAGCCTAGATACTTTATCTGCAGATAAAACACTGCCTTTTGTGTTGAATACAGAATCTAAATAATTGTATTCTATCTCGGTAAAACATTCTGGTTGTTTATATTTAAAAATCTTGTTTAGTTTTTCTTTTCTTTCATCACAACCACAGTCTTCACCAAACGCCCACTTAACAACTTTTTTTATGCCAGTAGCTTCCGTTATTTTTTCAATATCATCACCAAGTCCTTTAGACTTGTTTTGATTTTCAGCATCAAAATTTTTCTTCCACTGTTTGTATGCTTTTGTTCTTTTATCTTTTGGTTCTTTCATATTATTTTATTTTATCGTAATCTTTATTAAATAAGTCAGCTATATCTTCACCATACTTATCTTTTATTATTTCTTTATAATTTTTACAAGAATTATAAATACTTGTCAAAGATATACTCGTTTCTTTAGCAATCTTTCTTAAACTCTTATCTGTATAATAATATAATCTAAAAAGCTTTTCATCGTACCAATGCCAAGTTTTTATTTCTTTTTCTATTTTATTTATAATTTTTTGATGTGCTTGTTCGTATTCTATGATGTTGTACTCATCTTCAATAGTGCTTACAAAGCTTGATGAATAATTATTTTCATCATTAGATTCATCAAAACAATCGTATTCTTTATATTCAAAACGTTTCTTTTTCTTCAGTTTATTTTTGTGTTGATAATATATATTTTTTATAGTAACATATATGTATAAAGAATTAATTTTACCATTAACCTTTATCTTATCTACATCTTTTATATACTTTAATATTCTAAAATACATAAGTTGTACAAGGTCGTTTGCTAAATGTTCGTCTTTACAAATAGAGAGAGCTATCCTATGCCACTCCTTATTCCGTTTAGACAATTCATTTAGTATCATTTTCTATTTCTTTTTGCAAATTAGCTAAAGCTCTCCAGGCAACTTTAGCTGAATGTCGAATACCATCACTGTCAAATGTACCAGCATCTAATAAATGTCTTGACAAAGCATCAAGCTCATCACCAGATTTTGATCTGTCCCAATGTAGTTTTTTGTTTGGATTATGTTGTTGATTACCTCGGTAGCTACATCTTGCTACCTCTTTTATAGCGTCTGGAAAATATTTTAAAACACCTGAATACACTGGTATTTCTTTTCGCTTCATTCTGTTAATATACTAATTTTATTTTAATTTCATATTTATCACCGTAGTACTTGCGTAAATCTTTAACATAACAGATGCTCATATCGTTCTCAAATACAATACCTTCCAAAGCGTCCATAAACGCTTTGTTAATGTTATCAAGTAAATCAGGTGTTGCTATTCTGTATGTAAATTTGCTTTTTTGATCTTTAGTCCACCTTGTCGGATATTTATATATGTAATGTAAATAATCTACATATATTGGCGTACTGTGTTTAATAATCTTAAAGTCTTTTGGTAGTTGTGATAATGTTTGTTTTGCTATTTCATTTTTATATAGCTTTACACTTTTTGGCGTATACGAATAACCTTTCTTAGTAAGTCTTACAGATTGATGTGCTTTAGGTCTTATTATATAATTAAGTTTTATTTCCATTTTTGATGTTTAAGAGTGAGTCAATTTTGTCTATAATTCTAGGGTAACCATCTCTACATACTTCAAAACTAAAGTCTTCAAAAGGTATACTTCTACTTCTTTTGCAGTGTACTTGTACAACATTTTCATCATCTTCATTTAGTTGTAATCTAATTTGGGTTTCAGTTTTTTTTTCTAATGAAGATCCTAAATGACCAGTAGGTTTTTCTGAATTATAATTGCTATGTATTACACAGACAATATGTATATTATATTTTTCAGTCCAGTACATTATCTTTTGTACTAAGTCGTTTGATTCTTTTATATCATTTACGTCAGATACTAAATCTGCAACACCGTCAATTATCATAACACCTGTCTTGTCATAGTTCTTTTCTAAGTATAATTCAATAAATAAGTTTCTGTCTTTAATACTTAAAGTTCTAAGACCGTAAGTGTCGTAATAAGAATTATCTGTGTCTGCCATTTTAAGTACTCTTTGAAATACTTTTTGTGCGTGAAATTTACCTTGCTCTGTATCAAAATGTACTAGATTCAATTCTCCTCTATGACCAAGCAAATCTCCAGTAAATTTAGTTTGTCCTGTTAGATAACAAGAACAAAGCATTGACACTAAAAAGGTTTTTTTGGATTTTGGAGCCGCTTGTATAAAAGAAAAATTACCATAAGTGCCAAGAGGAACAGGATAAAAATTTTCACCACTTTTATAATAGCCATAAGATATAGCAACTGGAGGGTACTCAACTCTTTCATTGGGATCAATGTATACTTTTTTTGTTAGGTTGTTAAACTTGTCTTGTAGATTCATATAGATAAAAAAAAAGGGCGGACATTTCTGCCCACCCTTAAAACAAAACAACTCACTAAAAATCTACCATTTCAGTCTGAGATGACTGCTTTCCAGTAGATATATTACCATCAGTCCAAACGATTTTACCGTTGCCCAAATACTCTTTAGGTTTTTGGTTTTCTCTTTCTTCTTTGGATCTGTTATAAAATACTGATATATTTTGACCATATTGATTTAACTCATCTTGTATAGATAAATCAAGGTTTAAATATCTTCCATCTTTTAATTTGGATTTGTCTATTTTTTTTACGTCTAGTGATATATTTGCAATAGTTGCCATAAGTTAAGAATTTATTAATTGAGACATAGCTGCGTCAGATACAGTGTATTTATCATAAACATTATCTACGCTTCCTCCAGAACTTAAATACTGTTTTACTTTATTAAAGTTTGGATGTTTAGGTGTAAGCATCTCTTTTTTTACTTGAGTCTTACCGTGATCGTTTGTGGCATCAGCGTCTTTAGTATCGTCAATCAAGAACAAACCATTTAAGGCATACTTTCTTGCATAACTAGATGATGCACCATAAGTTTGTGCAACATCCATACCTTTTTTTTCAGTATCAATACCAGCTTGTGCTGTAACACTTATCGATTCTTCGCCATCTGTAATTGTTGCATTTGCTTCACAATACAGTGGCTCATTGTTTATCTTGTCCGTAAGAGTCAATACTAAACCTTCTGCGTTTAAGAGTGGCTTTACAGATTCTAAGATATCTTCACAAGATCTATAATTATAATTACCGAACTTGTTTTTTTGATTTTTGGGTGCTTTAAGTTTTGTCTGAATAGCAACCAATTTAGTAATTAGTGATTTCATAAAAGCGAATATAATAAAAAAATTTAATTAACAAACTATTAAGACTTGTTTTCTATATAAAATGCTATCCTCACTAAACATCCCTTTAACTCGTTTATTTCATCATCAGAAAAACACCAAGCTTTATCTAGTGATTTAGCTACCTTTATATAATCATCCATATATTGTTGATTATTTATTTCCATAATCAAATATATAATTTTTTTATTACAACGCTTCTAAAGCGTTGTAATATAATATATTATATTACATATATAATATAATGTATTTAATTATTATATAATATATTATATAGGGTTTTTGTAGAATTTTTTATTTGTAACCCTGTAATGCCATATAGCATCAGGTTTTAAATCATCATTATCAACATATATTCTGTCATCTGCAAAACCTATTCTTGTAAATCCAACTTCTAGCAAAGCTGTCATTATTCTATATCTTTTATAACTATGCTGACAAAAAATTTCACAAGCTCTACCGATAAGATGAGATGACCTATTGAGTTCATTTTTCCTAGTTTGACCATCTGGTGATACATAGCCTTTTATAATTTT